TCATTAATTGTCAATGAAGATGAAAGCCTTGAAGATCAGGTTCAAGCAATTGCCGAAAGCTTTTGTGACATGGTTAAACTGAAGGCACCAAAACAAATGTGGCTTGTTGAAGTTGGCGTTTGGAACTCTTTTGAACCAGTTGATGGTGATGGTGATGAATGATCCCGTCAACCACCCAAGTCATTACACCGCTGGCAAGATTGAAACCATTGATTATCTGGTTGATGTTCTTGGTGTTGAAGGTGCTATTCATTACTGTCATGGCAATGTCATTAAGTATACTGGCAGCCGTTTACATAATAAAAAAAACCCTATCCAAGATGCACAAAAAGCTGTTTGGTATATGAACAAGATGATTGAACTGATGAAGGTAAAAGACAATGGCTAACACAGCACAAAACGGCAAAGGCTCAAAGCGTAGAAAGACCGCTGATGAAGTTTCATTCAATGATAACTTTGACAATATAGACTGGTCAAAAGGCAAGCAAGAAGAAGAACCAGAACAAGATGAAAGCAATAATGATGTAGCGAATAATTGTTCTGAAGATTCAATTGAAATTAAAACTATTCCATTGGGAACTGGTGTATTAAGATAAAGTTCAATGTCGTATTTTTGTAAATAAATGATTATGATTTTTTATCTAAGCCATTAATTTAAAACAAATTAATTAAAATTTTTGTATTTACTGGGTGTTTCGTGGCGAAGTTAAGAAAATGAATTGTGATAAAATCACAAATCAAAGCAGCTTTTTAAATTTGGTCTATTGTTAAAACATCAACCAAACAACAGGATCAAATTAAATGAAACAAAGAATGTCAGCCAAAGCAGAAAATATACAAGCAGCAATTTTCGCCATTATAATTATTGGTGTTTATTGTTGGGGTCTTGATCAATTTTTGAGTTCCTTATAATGAATTTTGACGAAGACTTTTTTTGCTTTTTCTTGGTGGCAATACCCACCTTGATTATTTTCACAGCCATTATGGATGGGCGCATATAATGAACAAAGATGATCTATTACAATTGGCCGCTATTATTTGCGCCGCCTATGCTTTTGTATTACTCTTTCAAAACTTGATAGTGGGGTGTTAAATGAATGATGATTTGAGTAAATACGACAAGCAATTGATAAAGCTTCATGATGATCTTGGTCATGCAATTGATCGCGTTAATGATTTGTACAAAGCCAAGTTCATCAACCGTGGTGATCGTGATCTTGCAACCATTCAGATGTATGAACAAAGATTGAACATTTTTAATTTGATGCTTGAACGCGACATAGTGGGTGAAACATGATTGATCTGAAAGACTTATACAAAACCTTTGGCCGTGATATTGAATTTTTGAACGCTCTTTGTATAGCCAGCAAAATTGATATTACATATTGGGACATCGCAACAACTGAGCTTTATGCAAGGCGCATGGATATTGTAGAAATGCTTATCAAGAATAAAATTTTAATAGATGACCTGCCACCAGTTGAAATCAGGGATGCAAGACAAGCACTTGATTTGTTTTTTAGAGCCAACAAGGTCAAGCAAGTCAAAAGGAATAAGAAAAAGTGAGCGCCATTGTCACCCCCGAAAGACTTATAGAAATCGCGGGTGATACAAAATCCCCCTGTGAAATTCTCAACTGTCCAAAGATAAAGATTTGCGCGAATGGCTTTGCTTGCATTGCCTTTGAAGATTTCGTTGATGGCATCAAGCCAGATTCAGAAACCTATTCAGAACGATACCTTGAACCAGAAGCAGAAATTTATGACCGCATCTTTTTAGGATCACCTTTTTAATGAATTATTATTTTTGTGATGAACCAACTTTGATAAGCTTTTCAGGTGGCAGAACTTCAGCTTTCATGTTGTTCAAAACACTTGAAGCGCATGATGGCAAGCTTCCTGATTATGTCAAAGTCTGCTTTGCTAATACTGGAAAAGAAATGCCCCACACGCTTGATTTTGTGCGTGACTGTTCTGCAAATTGGGGCGTAAAAATTCATTGGCTAGAATATGATGGCAGAATAAAAAAGCAAGATTCAAAAAATTATAACTATTTCTGGAAGGAAGTTGACCATAAAACTGCAAGCAGGAATGGCGAACCTTTTTCCAAGTTGATTAATGATGTTGGCCAGTTGCCAAACCCAATGAACCGGATGTGCTCTGGGCAAATGAAAATCAGAACCATTCACAGGTTTTTAAAATCTGAAGGTTTTGCTTCACCCTATCAAGCCATGATTGGAATTAGAGCTGATGAACAAAGAAGGGCAATGAAGATGCTAGGTGTTGTTTCTGATGGTTCAGAAAAAATGCTTCCTCTCTATCATGATAATATATCAAAAGAAGATATTGGCGAATTTTGGAAAAAACAAGCATTCGATTTGCAGCTACCCAATAATAATGGGGTAACTGATTGGGGCAATTGTGATCTTTGCTTCCTTAAAGGTAAATCAAAAAGATTATCAATCATTCAGCAGAAGCCAGAACTTGCTGATTGGTGGTTAAGAGAAGAAAAAAAACAGGGTGATTATTTCAATAGGCTAGAACTTGGCTATGAAGAATTAAAAATTATTGCAACTGACCAACAAGGTTTTGATTTTGGTAATGATCAATCAATATCTTGTTTTTGTGGGGACTAAATGAAGAAAACAAAACTAAACCAGAAAGGCAACATGACATTGAACCGCCGCGACAGGCATTGGCTAAAGCGTAAAGGTATCAATTCATCTGAGTATTCAACTGTCGGGATTGATGGTGGCCCTTGGCTGACTGACTATCTAAGCAGGAACCCCAAGGTAGTGAATGATTCGCGCCCGGGTAAAATCTATGATTAATTTGATGCAAGGTGATTGCCTTGAACGCATGAAAGAAATACCTGATGGTAGTGTTGATATGATATTGACAGATCCGCCGTATGGCACTACTCGATGTAAATGGGATTCGGTTATCTCAATAGATAACATGTGGCATGAATTGAAAAGAATTATTAAGCCTGATGGGGCTATTGTTTTGACAGCCGCCCAACCATTCACAAGTGTTTTAGTTTGCTCTAATTTAAAACAATTTAAATATGATTGGGTTTGGCAGAAAGAAGCAGGAACAGGCATGTTAAACGCGAAAAAGCAACCTCTGCGAGATGCCGAATCTGTCCTTGTTTTTTATAAAAAGCAACCAACATACAATCCACAATTCACAAAAGGTAAACCATATACTGTAAAAAAAGGAAGCGATTCGCAGCTTTATAATAAGTCAGAAAATGTTGTCACAGTTAATACTGGCAAGCGATACCCCAAAACTGTGCAAAAATTTAATCGTGATCGTGGTAGCTTTCACCCAACCCAAAAGCCAGTGGCTCTTATGGAATACTTAATCAAAACCTATACAAACGAGAATCAAACAATTTTGGATTTCACTATGGGTTCAGGTTCAACTGGTGTGGCTTGCGTCAATACTGGGCGCAACTTCATAGGCATTGAACTTGATGAAGAATATTTTAATATAGCTAGTGAGAGAATAAAACAATCAGAAGAAACCCTTAAACAACAAATTAAAAAAGTGGTATGAAAATGAATTATCTTGATTTCGTTAATGATCGTGAAACCTTAGCTGATGCAATTGGTGATGGTGTGGCCTATGCCATTGAATCTGATTCAGAAGCCTTTGAACAAATGCTAGAAGCGCTGACATCAAATGATAACGCTCAACTGGGTAAGCTGGTGCGTGAACATATACGCGCAATCATTGAAGATGAATGGGCTTTGACTTGTCCTTATTAGGGGATCAATAGTGATTAAGCATAAGAAACAGCTAGTGATGACAGGGCCGCATGAGATTGGCAAGCTGCTACACTTGGAAGAACTGAAGGGCGCATTCCCTGATGGTGGTTATCAGATAACAATTGAACCATTGTCAAAGGTCAAAAAGCCAAGATCTACGGCGCAGAACGCCGCACTTCACTTGTTCTTTGATTGGCTTGCTATGGAACTTAATGCGGAAGGGCTGACACAAAAGCTTGTCTTTGAGAATCTTAAAGATGGTTCCCATGCTTGTTGGGATAGGGATTCAACCAAGAACCTTTGGCGCATCATGCAAAGGGCATTGGTACAAAAAAACAGCACTTCAGAACTGACCACCTCAGAAGTTGATAAAATCTATTCAGCCCTCCAAGCTTTCTTTCTTGCCCGCATGAATTTCACCATCACAGAATTTCCATCAAGGGATGATTTGTAATGCCAAAGACTACACCAAGAACAAACGCGCTGAACACGCTTCAAAAGCTTGTCAGGATTAAAGCAGCAGATGACCAAGGGTTTTGTTCGTGTGTAACCTGTGGGGTCACAAGGCAATGGAATGAAGGAATGCAAGGCGGGCATTTCATAGCTAAGGGCAAAGGCGGAACAAATGAATGGGCATTGATTGAAGAAAATGTTCATCCACAATGCGCCGCTTGCAATGGTTTTAGAATGCGATATGGTAATGCAGAAGCATCCTACACTTTATATATGGTTGACATGTATGGCCGTGAACAAGTTGACTTGATGATTAATCGAAACAAAGTCACCAAGTACAGCAAGCAAGATTTGATAGATATGACAACAGAATGGAAACAGCAAATCAATTATCACTTGAAAAGGATTGGCCAAGCATGAAGAAAGGAAGAAGACATTTATTCATTCCAGATATGCAGGTAACACCTGAAACGCCAACTGATCACCTTAATTGGATTGGGCGCTATATTGTATCGGCTCAACCTGATGTGATCGTGTGTATTGGTGACTTTGCTGATATGGAATCACTTTCATCTTATGACAAAGGCAAGAAAACCTTTGAAGGTCGAAGGTATTTAAAAGACATTAGCGCTGCCAATGCTGCAATGAAAGTAATGATGGCACCCATCCATAAACACAACAAGCAAAGGTTGAAGCGAAAGGTCAAACAATGGAAGCCACAGATGGTGATGACATTGGGCAACCATGAACACAGAATCAACCGAGCTGTACAAAATGATGCAACCTTGTCAGGTGTACTTTCAACTGATCATCTGAACTACGCTGGCCAAGGCTGGCAAGTGATTCCCTTTCTTGATGTGATTGAAATTGATGGTGTTCATTACAGCCATTACTTTTCAAACCCCATGACTGGCAAGCCATATGGTGGCACCTCAATTGATACCAGATTGAAAACAGTTGGCTTCTCTTTCTCGATGGGACATCAACAAACCTATATTACCGGGCAAAGGTTCCTAAACAATGGGGCGCGTCTGCGTGGGCTGGTTTGTGGTGCTGGCTATCTACACTCAGAAGATTACATTGGCGCACAGGGGAACACTGAATGGCGTGGGATACTTGTTAAGAATGAAGTCTCAAATGGTAGCTATGATTTGACAGAAGTATCACTTGATTATCTGTGCAGGAAATACGAAAAGAAACCTTTATGGTTATTCATGGAACAGAACTACCCTGAGATATTCGCATCTTCAACGCGATACCATAGACAAAAGAAAGAACAAACTGATGAAGCATGATTCAACGTCAATCATCGCCCTAGTTGATATGATTGAAAAAGAGCGAACGCTTGATAATTTTGTGACAATTAGCACAGTTCGCAGTTATACTGACATTGATCAAATCAATAAAAGAATGAATGAAGGAATGACACTTGAACAAGCTTTGAATTATGCTGAGTTCACAGAAAGATTATATGTTTCAAAACCCCAAGACGGAGAACCCCACTAATGAAACAATCAGAATCAATTGCTAAGTTGGCAACCGCTTTATCAATTGCTCAAAGTCAAATTGGTGGTGCTGTTAAATCAAGCACCAACCCTTTTTTCAAGTCATCATATGCTGATCTGGGTGATTGTATTCGAGCCATGAAAGAACCCTTTGCAGCTAATGGGTTGTCAATGATTCAGATGCCAATCACAAACCTGATTGAAAAGTCTGTTGGAGTCACAACCAGAATAATGCACTCCTCTGGTGAGTGGATCGAAGGTGAGTATTTCTTGCCGCTGACAAAGTTTGATAGTCAATCTGTGGGTAGTGCGCTCAGTTATGCAAGAAGATATTCAATATCAGCAGTATGTTTAATTCCACAAACAGATGACGATGCGAATGCAGCAAGCCTGAAGGTTGATCAAACCAAGGTCAAAGCGATTGGTGATAATCGAAAAGCTGAATGTGATCAGGTGTTAAGCAACAACACAGAAACAGTTGAAGCAATGAAAGCCTATCTTGCAGAAGAAACGCAAGCGGGCATTGACCTTGCCAAAGAATGCTTTTCAGAACTGTCTGAGGACGAACAGCAAGCCCTGTGGCTGGCACCAAGCAAGGGCGGATGCTTCACAACACGAGAGCGCCATCTTCTAAAGGTGGGCCTGTCATGAGCCTTCTAACGCTTGGATACTTTGGGACTGCGTTGGCGTTGCTTGCTTATGTTTTTTATACGTCAAGGCTTGCGGTCCATCTGTCAATTGCGGCTTATACAATATTGATATATCAGTGCTGGGTTTTAGGCGCTTATAATATTATTGTTCTTTATGTCGTGGGGCTGTTGTGGTATCTGTTTGTGATGTATAAAATAGGCTCTCAAATGAATGATGCAGATTTAAAAAATCCATCAAATGAAACCAAAAAGGAAAAGTGAAAATGTCAAATTATGATAATACGAACCGTGGTCAGGTCTGGGTAAACGATAAGAAGGATAGTGAACGCCATCCAGATTTGAAGGGTTCAATCAATGTGGACGGTAAGGAATTCTGGCTTAGTGCTTGGAAGAAGAAACCAGATGCAAACCCCAAAGCGCCTGTGCTGTCGTTTAGCATTCAGCCAAAGGATGAACAATCAGCGCCTAAGCCCCAAGCTGCCGCGCCAGCAGCTATAAGCAATGACGATGAAGATTTGCCTTGGTAGAATAAAACGCCCTGTGCAAGCTGTAAACTGTGCAACCCCTTGATCAGTATGCAGCAAACACAGGGCATCATTTAAGATTCAAAAACAGAATTTGTTGTTGATTCATTAATAGTTGGTGTTAAGTAAAATATCCAATAAGAAACCGCACCAAACAAGCCACCTCTAGTAAGATCGTTTGCATCTTGATTTGTGTAAGACAAACGCAAATCCCTTGTTCCATTGCTTTCAAAGTAATTATTTAAACCCCTATCAAGTTCAACGTCATTCATTGAACTGTTTTGATTAATCATTACTAAGCATTGGTTGAAAACTTCAGTTCTTGCAGAAGCACCTGTTGAACCTGAAACATAATAGTTTTTAATGAAATACTCTTCGCCGCCTGTCAATGACAGTGTAACCTGATCTTTCTGAATAGCTGCTTGAATAAAGTTGTGTGTGAATCTAATCACGCCGTCAACTATAAATTCAGTTTTAACAATATAATTGTTGCTTGTTCCAAATTGTCTAAATAAACTACTGCAATAAAAAGTATAATCCCCTGCTCTCTTTATGCTTTTTGATACCGTAACAAAGGTTGACGTGCTGCTTGAAGTTCTATCAGATTGCAATCCCAAAGCATCATAAAAAGCTGCGTTTGTGAAAACTCCAGTTGATGTTGATGTTGGTGCTGTCACTGGTGCAAACTTAGCTGGGTTGATTGCCGCTGTTTGAATTGCTGGTTCTTGCAATTGTGCAAATGGTGTGGCCGTTGAATCACCTTCAAACAATGCGTAAAGATTACGGTCAAGCGCCGTCACAACCGTTGTGGTCAAAGGTTCAGATGCTTGCGTGTTGGCTTGTATGTTTGTATAAGTTGTCAAGATATGTTCCCCGGATAAGGTGTTGATGTCCAATCAATGTGCTTCATTGTTGGTGTTTGCAGGTAGCTATTTCCAAGAAACAATATTTCCCTATGTCTATCAAAAGACCAACCAACTGTTTTAAGTGCTTCAAAGCTTGGGTCATCTGTGAACAATTTAAAATTCATTTCAAACTGTGGCTGACTGGTTGAATCATAATCACCATCTCTGCCAGTTAAAGTAAGCGTTTCGCCCGCAGCAACTTGAATTAATTCATCAATATAAACCCAAGTGTTTAAGGTTGATGCTTTGTCGCTTGAAATTGAAATGCCGTTTATGTTTGAAGTTAATTGGATAAATGAAGTTCCCAATGTTGAACCACCGCCTTGAGATGTAAATCTTAAAGCACCAATAAATCTATATGCTCCAGCCTTCAAAATCTTTCTGTTTATATTTCTTGGCTGTGGAGAAACGCCGCTATTTAATAAACCCCAATCACCTGCAAGCCTTATTGATTCAACACCCGCCAAAGAAGAACCAGAAGCGAAAGCGCCTAGTTTTTGACTTGTGATTGATGCTGGTGTGAATGCATCATTCTGGGCTTGGATCAACACCGTGGCTGTAGGGTCGCCCTCAAAGGCTGCTATTTGATTTCGGTCTAATCCTGAAGTCAGCGTTGATACAACAGGGTCGCCCGCTTGTGTCGATTGTGAAAGGTCTGTGAAGGTTGCCATTCTATATTGTCCTAAATGTTATAACGTATCTGGCGGATGTGTTGTAATTATATCCCCATGACATCGAGCGTTGAGGCTCAGAAAAGATTTCATTTGTATAAACTTGGGCAATGCACTCATGGTTCAAAGCGGTTGCTGATGCGCCGCCCTTTCTCAGACTTGTTATTGATACCGTGCTGTTTGCTGCGATTGCATACACTGCATCAAGAACCCGTGGCGTTGTGCCGCTTGTGCTTGCTGTCTGAGCAACCAAAGTCCCATTGATATTCAAACCGCAAGCCAAGGAACTTGAAGAAGCTGATGCGAATGGGTTTGCAGTCAGTTTAATTCTGTAAACGCCAGCCTTAGCAATAAAGCTTTCTTCTGTTGTGACATCGTTTGAAGATGATTGAAATGAACGGCTGCCATTAATTCTGAAATAATCAAAAAGCTGAGTTGATGAAGTGGTTGCAAATCCGCCAGCTAATGCCCTGCCTGAGATACCGCCGTCAGCAATGGCTGTATTTGATAATCTAACACCCGCCGCAATAGCAGTTGCATCGCCTTCCATTGCTGCAAACAGATTCCTATCAAGCGCCGTGGCGACTGTCTCAGTGAATGGTGCATCTGGCCCAGTTGCTCCCGCTAAATCTACAAAGCTTGTCATGTTGTTTGCCTGTTATGTTATGTAATAGGAATCATCGCCGTTGACCATGGTGCCATCAGCTTGTGAAATCCAAGCAAGAACGCCGCCATTGTCCGGGTTCGCTGCAATATAGGTGCTGTAGTTTTGACCATCGAAAGACGTTGCACCGATTGCTGCATTATTGCCAGAAAAGTAAGAATAAGCTACTGCCTCAACATTCAGGTTCATGTCCTTGTCATACTTAGTAGAAATACAAATGAACTCAGGCGTGTAAGCCGCGCCTGTTGGGTTTTGAAATTGGCTGCTTGTTAGTCTAAAATTGTCGCCTGTGTTTAACCTGCTTGATGCGAAATTATCGTAAGACATCTTAAAAGTTATTCTAAAGGGTGAGGCTCTAAACCTATTGATTAGAACGCCTGTTGTCGATAATGCTACTGCGCTTGATGTAATCCATTTTGAATATAAATTTCTTTCTTTTGGTGATCCATAAAGATCATAATATAAAGTGTCGATTGACACGGCGATATTTTCAAAGTCAGATGACTTGCTTCCACCAATCCATGATCGCGGCGTGAAATACATGGAACAAGAGTTTAATCTCAACGTGTCATCTTCTTTGACTTGCAAATCCCATATGTCATTTTCATCATTATAGCTTTTTAATGTTCCAAGTTCTGGCGCAACAGCTTTTAATTTTATTTTTGCAACTCGTGCATCATACCAAATCATTATTTGATTTTGATCACAGATTTCAGAAATTAAAGTTTTGATGTCTGTTGGTTGTGAAATGTAATTTGTTAAAAGATTAGATGCTCTCCAAGAAGCTATCTCAGCAGCCCAATTAATCGAGTCAAGATCATCAGGGCGCAATTCACTATAATTATTAAGGATTTTTAAAAGCGTTGCGTTAATTGATAAAGCATCAAACCTTGCAACTTCTTGAACAACTGCGCCAGCATCATGAGAAGCTTGCGCTGTTCCCAATGCCCCCCGACCATGTGGGCTGACAATATTAACTTCAAAATGGTCGCCAACAGGTGCAAGCGTTGCACCATCAACAAGAATTATTTCATCATTGATTCTGAAATAAGTATATTGATCAGGTGATTTCAAACCCACAACCTGATCAACTGCTAGTGTATGATTACCGCTAGCTAGGGCGCTATATAGCTTTACTCTTGAAACTGGTGGGCATTTCGCATTCAAAGCATCAGTTAAATTTAAAGGATCCTTTGCAATAATTGTTACTTCGCCATTTTTATTTGCCCAGGACACAGATTCAATTTGCCATCTGTTAGTGAGGGTGTTAAAGCCGCCATCTGAATCAAGAAAGGTTACGGTATATTTTATAATTTGACCTTGAAGAAAAGAATTTCTTGCCTTGAACTTCCCCCAAAATGTCCCTTGTTCGCGGGCAATGTATGACCTGTCCAAAATGTTGTCATCAGTGTCAAGGTCAGTATCAGGCTCATCAATGAAAGTGAACTTAACTTTTGATACGTTTGCTAGCCCGCCCCTTGGTGGGAGCTTGCTTGGTGCAAATGAGATGCTTTTTATTAAAGGTCGATAACCATCAATGATTGTTGAATTGCCTTCTTCAGTAAAGAAAAAAGACTTGGTACTAGGGTTAAAATTTGGGGTATCTTGACAGTCATTTAGAACATTTCTTGTTTTAAAGCAAGCGTTTGCATTATTTAAACTTGCTGTGCAAGGTGACGCGCCATAAGTAAGGTCACAGTATTGCGTTTGAATCTCTACCGTTGCAAAAACATCCGAACCGGCTAACTGTGTTGATTGTACTGTCATGACCAACTTCTCGCTTTTGTTTTAATTGGCAAGGAATAAAGGTGATTATTGTTAATTGAAACGCCTTTTTGTTGTCCCTCTGGCAAACAGTAAGCAGCCAGATTTTCACCTGATGTTGAATATCTGTAATAGAAAATGAAAGGTGATTTTACCCCTTCAAGTATTCTTGCAGCATAATTATCAACGTATGACTTGTTAAGATTTTTTAAGTTAATACTAAAATCATCAAAGGATTGTTCAAACTGTTTGGTATGATAGTTTTTGCCATACGTTCCTTTTGCTCTAGGCTCAATCATATCGCCAACAATATAAGAGAAAGAAGCTGATAATGTTGGTGGGTATACAACATCGCAGAAACTAAACAAACCAATCTTAAAATTTGCTTGTACATTTTTAAATTGGATTTTCCAATATTTTTTACCACCTGAAACAACAGACAAAACTCTGTCCGAGTCACTGTTAAAGTTTGTGCTTGTTGAGTTGCTTACCTCTGTAAATGTCACGCCGTCATTACTTACTGAAATAACCCAACCATCTGTTTGTGTTGATATGTTGTGGTTCCCAAAAGAAACCCAGCTAGTAGATTTGGGCGCTTTAAATTCAAAGGTAAATTCTGGATACTGATCGCCAGCGCTTAACTGACTGCCGTCATTGTCAAAGGTTTTATATATATCACCAAGGGACCAATTTACCAAAGACTTAATTTGCCTAGCGCTTATTGGTGTCCCTTGTGTTAGCCCGGATCCAGAATCGTAATAATTATAGCCTGTGATGCTGTCAATATTATCAAGCGTAAGGCTGTTAAAAAAGAATCTAGTCGACATATACTTTAGCCTGTGCGTTGATGCTTATATCATACAAATGATTTTTATTTATTTTTGGGCTTTTTATTTTTTTAGTAAGCCAGCAGAAAGGAACTAATGGCAAGTTTCCCGAATCATCAAAGATAAAAAAAGGATTTTTTGATACATCATCTGCAATGTTTTGAAAGTTTGTGTCAATAAATTCTTTTGTTTGATTCTTCAATTTTAAATCAATCTTGCTTGGCAGAACTTTTGAGCTTGTGGCAATAACAAGCCCCGTGTCTGAACGCTGATGTTTTGTTTTGTATGATTTGCCATAAGGAATATTAAAAGGTGCTTCCAGTTCGCGCAATTCTGTTGACTTGCCTATTTGAACATATGAAAGCCGCAAAAGTCTTGAGCCTTTGGCGACGAAATCTGTTCTATTTAACCTATAAGTAAAAACAATAAAATCATTTGCAGATAAAACTTTTTTATTAAATTTTAAAACAAAATTTTTGTTTTCTGTTGTTGTTGGGTAATGCGTGGCAAGTGTTGTTTGTACTCCTGATGAAACGTGACTTATTTTTACATATTCTAAAGCTTGGACCAATACCCCGCCATAGCTTACTTGCAAGGAAAAGTTATGTTTGTTAAATGCTGCATAATCAACCGTAGTTTCTTTCTCTGCTTTATAATAAACATTAATATCTTGGTAAGGCAATAAATGACCGGGATCAGTACTTGAATATATTATTATCAGGTCTGTTGAGCTAAATTCTCTTGGGTCTGTTGTTTTTAAATAATCCGTCAACCGTGTTGAAGATGCAAGACTTCCTGAACCGGTTGTTAAATTATTAATAGAAAGATTTCCGTTTGCATATTGGTCGTTATGTAATAAGTAAGTGCTCATCTACCCACCCACAAAGTTAACATCGTAGTTCACTGCAATATCTTCTTCGCGTAGTTTCTCGATGAAGTCCCTGATGACAGATGGCGTGAAAGGGTCTGATGCTGTTACTGTAACTTCCTGTCTGAATGGTGTTGCTGTTTCTTCAAAGTCAAGATCAGGTGCAGCTAGTTCAGGTTCCGCTGGTGCTGATGCCGCTGATACTGATGGGCCTGATGGTGCGCTTCCCGCCGATACTCCGCCGCCGCCGCTAAACTTTCTAGCCTTGATTGCTTTAACTTGCATTGCACCCATTGCTACCGCCGCGCCAGCCGCAATTGGGGCCAGTGCTGGCCCAACTATAGGAATGCTAACCACAGATTTATAGGCACCTATCGCCGCTGCATAAGTGTCAGTAACCGCCGCTGATATATCCATTGCCTTCTTAATGCTGAAAGCTGCGCGGCTGTTCTTGGCCAGTTCATTCAATCCATTTTTGAAGAAAGCTTTTGTTTTATCTCTTTCTGATTTTTGTGAGTTCTGAGTATTTTTTAATTCATTTTTTTCTGCAAGTTGTTTTTTCTTCAGCCTTTCCTTTTCGCCAGCATCAGTGATTTTTGAAAGTTCTTCCTGATGTCTAGTGTTCATGTCAAGCACTTCTTGACCATGCTGTGCTTCTAGTTCTTTGTCTCCATTTTTCCAGAACTCTTTAATGCTGAACTTGTTTGCAAGTAGCGTGTCTAGCAAGCCAAGTTCTTTTCCAGCCTTTTCTTCGCCGCCTTCGCCTTCACCTTCCGCTGTTGGCGCTGGGTCTTTCTCACCAACCGCCGCTTCTGCCGCTGCAAGGGCAATCGCATCCATCTTGGCGCGAACCTGATCAATCATCAATTGAATAGATTCATCCGTCACAGGTGTAAGCATAGCTTCTGTTAAAGCTGTATTTGCTTCCAATCCCAATGCTTGCAGGTTTGTGATAAGTGTGTCAATGCTAGAAGATACTGCTCCGCTTTCACCAATTGATGCAATTTGTGTTTTTGTATCTTCAAGTTGTTGGTTGAAGAATGCAGCAGATTCAGAACCTTCGCCAAAACCTAAAAGAGAAAAGATGCCTTTCTTTCTTTCTATAGAAACAAGTTTGTTTTCTAGGTCTTCAAGCTTGCCGGGTGCATTGGTTATTTTATCAATGAATTCTTGCGCGGATTTGGTGATAGAAGAAAAGCTTTGTAGTATTGATACACTGCCATTGATTGCGCCAAGTGTAAATTTCTTAAATGCAATTCGCATTTCTAAAAATTTAACAATAACGAACTTAGCAAAACCCAAAAGCTTTGTAAAAAGAATTTCAGCAATCTTGCCAAAACCACCTTGCTCTTTTGCATAGTCACTGAATTTATCAGAAATCAATTTGACCGCTGGTGCAAGTTCAACAACAAATGATTGGGCAAATGATTTGACGTTTTCACGCGCAAGCAAGAAAGCATCATTGGCTTGTTCTACCCTTGAAATCTCAAGGCGGGTGAGTGACAAACCGAAGGCGTCCATGTCAGCTTCAATCTTTTCAAGACCTGCGCTGCCAAGGGCTAAAGTGTTGACCAGTGCAACACCTTCAGAATCAAACAGCTTCATGGCTAGTCTGACTTTTTCGCCGCTTTCGCTGACATCGCCCATAGCATCTGCAATGCGCTTGAATTGTTCATCAACTGGAAGTTCTGCAAGTTCCTTGGCTTCTAGTCCAAGCTGGGCAATCGCTCCCTTGGCCTCACCTGTACCAAGGCTGGCTTCTTGAACCCTGCGAACCATACGCTGAAGGGCCATGTTTGTAGTGTCTATGCTTACACCTGTGAGCTGTGCCGCTCTTTGCATTGCCTGAAGCTTTGCGGGCATTACTCCAAGCTTGTCAGATGTCTTGCCAAGGGCATCAGTTGTTTGCATTGTTTTGACAGTCAAAGCAGCCAAGGCAATGCCAGCCGCACCTGTACCAATCGTAATGCCTTTGCCTAAAGACTTAAATAAACCGCCAAGCTTTTTTAATTTGCTGCCGCTCTTTTTAGTAAACTTGCCAATCTTCTTCTGAGATTGTTCAAGCTTCTTGATCAGAACTTCATTTTCAGCGGTTAGCTTTAAATTGATTTTGGCTAAATCTTTGGCCATCTTTATTTCCTTTGGGCTAAGGCTTGCAGTGATGCAAGGGTGGTGTTTGTTGTGTCTGTGCTTCTTTGTTCCTTGGTCTTGAACATGAAATCATCAGGCTTTTTGCTTTTGCCCTTTCCTGCGTTTACATTCCACAGGATTGAACACAACATAGCAGCGTGGTAATTGTCACGCCAAACGCCAAAAGGGTTTTCCGAATAGTATTTTTTCCAGCTTGCGAGTTCCCTTGAAGTCATTTCTGATTCAAGCCTTGCAACCGTCATCCCTAGTTCAAGTGATAACGTGTGCAAGAACCCCACCTCTGGATCTAATGCTTTTTTTCTTCTTCAGCCTCATCATCAAGCCCGCTGAGTTTTACAATCTCAGGAACTATCTTATTGATTACGTCCATTGGAACCTGATCAAGAATTTCATCTTCAGACATAGCAGAAAATTGCTCTGTTCCTTGTTGCAACAGAACAGCCATTTGTAATAATTCATCAGAAGATTTGTCATTGATAGCATTTTGAAACTTGCGGAAACCGCCCGCGCTGAGTTCCTTAATGTCTATCATCTGGCCTAAAACTTGGATTTGCTTTTTCTTGAATGTGAACATGGTATGGGTTGCCTTTTATAATTAAAGAAACAAGGGGCTTTCGCCCCCGTTTATATTAAGATACTAAAATCGGACCGCTTATTTTGAACGTGTAAGCAATGCTGTTTTTATCATCAATCGCTGGTGTGATCTCATAACCTAAGTTCACAACTTGAAATCTGTAAGTGATTGTGCTGGTGCCATCAGTTGTGGTGAACTGCATTCCGAAAGTCTTGCCTGATCCGTTAAACCCAGCACCCGTTAAAAGATCCTGTGTCGCATTATCGGCCAAGAAGTTTGATGTCACTGATATTTCAGAACCGTCACCAAGACCGCCAATGTATTCCTTTGAACTTGATGCAAAGTGTGTAACATCGACCAATGGCACAGTTGCGCCAAGGCCAGAAACTTCTGTTACTTCTGGAATAAGAACGTATGTGGAACTACCATCAGTGTCTATGCTGAAGGTCCATCCTTTGATGTATGCTGAAGTTGACATATTTGTTGCCTCGTTAAAAAGTTAATTAATTGTTGTAAGAAAAAATGACCGTTAAGGAAACGCCAAAGCAATCCGCTGTTGGATCATAGACTGTCGCCTTGTCAATCAATTGCGTGTCTTGAACATACTGCCCCCCAGGTATTAAAAAACCTTGAAAATCTGAAAGTAAGGTTTCTAATGCCTGAGATGTTTCTATCGCTGACAATGCAGTTTTCGACACGCTTACAAAATTCACGCGGCCTTGATAGAAATTCGTTTCACCATCCATTGAATCATCGTACTCAACAGAATCTAGGTTATATATTATAGCGTCATCAGTATAGTCAACAGGAACTATGATGGGAAAAACCTTGGTGGTCATGTTCGCTGTGATGAACTGATAAAGTTGGTCTAATCTCATTGGGTCGCCTTCAATACTCTTTCGCGTAGTGCGCTGGTGAATGAAGCAGGAACAGCACCAACCGTTTGATCATATGATTTCTTCAACCAAGGTCTAGGTGCAACCCTGCCGCCGTTTCTTGTCTTGTGTCCTTGCTCAACAAACTGGACCGCATAATAGGCTGACTTTTTAACACCAACCGCAACAAGTGCAGTATTGTTGTTTTTCCTTGGAAATCTAACCAAGGTGATTGATCGCTTGGTGAATCCGGGCGCAACTAAATTGCCCCTGTACGTCCTATGGTCAACTGATCCAACTGGTGCGTTGTTCTTCGCCGCCGCTCTCATTTTGCGGCCAGATACCGCCAAGGCTTGTGACATTGCCCGCCAGCCAAGTTTGCCCGCCAGCTTTTCCAACTGCATCTGTGTTTCTGCTAAACCCTCAACCTTCATGAATGCGTCACGCCTCGACTTCTGTATAGGCATTTCAAAGTAATGTCTGTATTTAAACCCATGACATTATCGACGCTGACAATATCATAAACATCTTGGTTTTCAGTATTCACAACTCTATCGGCTGTGTTCGCTTGCTTTGTGCCTGAATCATATCTGACTTTTATATCAAACATATTGGTCGCAATTTCACCCGTGGTGCTTACAGTCTCGCCGCCCGCTGTCATCCTGATTGATGATTTGCGAGTAGCCAGAACAGTCCAAGATTCTGTTTCTTGGCCCATGTTGTCCTGCGTTGAAACTCTGCGCTGTATCTCAATGCGCTTGTTCAATTGCCCCGCTGGTATCATTGGCTAACACCTGCAACCTGATACCCATAATCATTGCGGTAAACAACCCTGTACTTGTCCAAGAATTCAGTGACTCCCATTGGCAAGGTTGACGCGATTGTACCCACCACAACAGATTCCCTGTTCTTGTATTGATGCCCAACAAGCAAAGCCACAGCGTTGATGATTGCATCAGGAACACTGGCAGATGTAGCGCCAAAGCCTTCAACAACTGTGAAGGTCATATTGTTAAAACCTTTCTGTCTTATTGTTGGCCATGTGTTAACAGGTGCAACACGTAAAGGCATCCCCTCATAATCAATAAAGAAATCATTCAAGCTTGCAGTGATAAGCAAATCACTTGAATCTGTATATGTGATTAATGTGATGCTTGTTGCTGAGTGGCTTGGAATTTCTAAATACTTTAAGTCAATTTGCAATTCATCAAGCGAATATTCAGCCGTTTGTTCTATAAAGAATCGGCCCGTGTATTGTTGACAAAAATCTTCAGCGCTGTTGATCATAACTTGAATCAAAGCATCATCTTCAGTTGTTTCAATGGCAAGTCTTGCCTTGGCTTCAGCAACCGTCATCACTGATGCAGTTGGTGCAACCGTCAACTTTCTTTTGATTTGATTCTTGTATTTCATCAGCAGCCCTATTAATAAAAAAAGACTAGGGGACAATATGCCCCCCAGCCAAGTCTGACAATTAAACGTCAGTAACGATGTCGCCAGCAACAACCGCAGAAGGTGCGAATGTAGCATAAGCGCCGCGAACCTGTGCACGGATAGTGACAAGGTTGCTTTGCACGTTAGCTTCATCTTGTTCAAACATTTCAACAGTTGTGTTGTCGCGCATGAATAAAGTTGAAGCAGTTGCCCAATCGCCAGCAATTGCAGTGTTTGCAGGTACTAGGTTTGAAGCGATGATTGGAACACCCCAAGCAACAGGCAAGTTGAACGCTCGCGGATCAGAACCGATAAAGATACCAGTTTGGTCAGTTTGCAAATCAATTCGCTGAATGTCAGCAGGGTTCATGTAGAACGCTGAAGCTTCATAACCAGACTGCTGAAGCGTAGTCAACATTACACGTAAACGGCCAAGGTAATCATCATTTGTTGCAGCAGTGAAAGTCTGTGCTGTGTAGTTGCCAGCCTGTAAAATACCTGAAAGGCTTGGGCTAGTACCAGAACCATTGATCACTTCGTTTTCTAACTTACGACGAACAAAGTAAGAAAGACGGTTATCAATGAAAGACATCATTGCTGGTGCGTCATCACGAGTCTGTTTTGAGACTTTCAAGAAAGTACCAATCAACTGAACTGGTGCTTGCTTTAAAGTGAATTCAAGTGCAGATGCAGGTAATGCATTCGCTTCAGCAACAGCATCAGCGCCATTTGTTGAAGTAGTTTCTTGTGCGTATTCAACCAAGTTGCTTGCAGTTGAACCAGTAGTGATTGAATCTAAGATGCCATAACGTACAAAGTCAGCACCATAAGCACCCGGTAAACGCTGTGAAGCAACTTCAGCAGAAGTTAAATCACTGTTGTCAGCAGGGGCAGAAACAATTGTATTGCCTTGAACGTCAATGAAAGTTGACTTGCCGCCATTCTGGTAAGCTTTGAAGCCTTCAGAATTGACAACCTGAGCGCCTAAAGATGAACGTGCATGAGCTGCTTCAATCGCTGCTTCGCGGCTTGATGCAGAAACTTGTTCAGCTTTCAACAAAGAAGCATTCACTTCTTCAATTTTACCTTCTAAAGCTTTTAGGCTTTCAGAATTCTTTGCACCGATCTTGCCGTGCGCTGCAACTTCTTCATTGGTTTTTGCAATGAAGCTTGTGATTTCGCCTGATAAGGCTTCAATTTCTTTACTCATTTTATTTAATCCTATTTGATTTGATTTGATTGTAATGCTTTCATAAGGCTTTCAATTGCGTCACTCTCTGACGCTTTTTCATCGGGTTCAGCATCACGCTGCAAATCCAATTTCTTTGACGCTAAAGCCACAGCGTCTTTTCTTGAAACCCCCGCTTGTCGAAGGGATTTTTCAAAATCTCTGATGTTCTTGATTTCTGAAACATCAATCTTTTCTTTGCTCAATGCTTGGGGCATCTTTTTAAAATGTCGCTCCATGCCTTTCGCTAATGCTGCAACAGCCATTTCGTTTGTATGCGTTGCAAAGCCAAGTTCTAAAGCTTCTGAACCTGTGAGCCATGTTTCTTTGTTCACCATGTCAGAGATAATTTCTCTATCAAGTCCAGTTCGTTTGACGTATATATTGATCAAGGTTTCTTGTATCTTGTCCAAGACATCAGCCGTTGACCGCATTTCATCAGCGTCACCCACAGCACCCGACCAAGGCGAATGAATCATCAAGAACCCATCTTCAGGGATCGTGATTGTATCGCCAGCCATTGCAATCACAGAAGCAGATGATGCAGCTATGCCAAGGACTTCAATGTTTACCGTGGCCTTGTGCGAACTCAGATAATTGTAAATGGCTAAACCGTCAAAGACTGATCCGCCCGGGGAGTTGATTGTAAGGTTGATTGATTCAACGTCATCATATTCTTTGACATCGTTGATGAATGCTTCAGCGCTTGTGCCGTATATGCCGATTTCATCAAGGATTGAAAGTTCAAGCCCTTCATCTGTCTTGGTTGCGTTATACCAATTTTTCATTCTTAAACCTCATTTCCTGATTCTGATCCAAGATCAACCAAAGGTGCAAGGTTGACTTGCGCTGTCAGTTCATCTGCGTTATCCATTGCTGAAAGATTCAACCGTGATCGCGCTTCGTTGCGTGTCATGATTCCGTTGGTGACAAGCTTTGAAAGAAATTCAGCTTGCCCTTTTGAGTCAGCCCGCATGAACTGTGTAGTGTCAAACTTAATGCGAACGCCTGAACCTGGGGAAGTCAAAGACCTTTCAAGGCGCTGTTCAATTCTTGTGAGCAATGGAGAAAGCCCAGTTGATAACCAACCAAGTTTGATTTGCTCAATGCCGCTGCCCCATGTTGTCCCGGCTGTTGTGTCATTAATCAACACGCTTGGGATTGCATAGAATCTGGCAATGTCTTCAAGGTTGTATCTTTTGTTTTCCAATAGTTGCATTGCTTCAGGTGAAAGCTGTACCTGTTGATATTTCATGCCAGCTTCAAGCACCAAGGTTCTGTGCGCGTTGCTTGTGCCATCCGACATATTGGCAAATCGGCCCATGACCTGTGAATGCTGTGCATCAGTCAGAACCATATCTGTTGACATTACACCAGATGGCTTGGCACCTGATTGAAAATATCTGCTTGCAAAATCTTCGCTTGCTAGTTGGTTACTGATGCTGCCCGCTGCGTATTCAATGGGATTCAAGCCAACAATGCCGTTGCCCATGAACCTAAAATGAATGACTTCATCAGTTGGCAAGACTCTCGGAATACCATCTGATCCTGTGTATCGATATTCCACAACACCATCAACCATGCTGACTTCCATTTGAGCAGAAGCCAAAGGTTCAATTGCAATCAGTTGATCACCTGCGCCGCGCCTGATCTGGCTGTATGCGTTGCCGTTGGTGTTCAAGTTTAATAACAATGTTTCTTTAAACTCAACAGGTGTATCAATTGCGTTGGGTGTTGATCCCAAGATGGTTGCAAGGCGTGAAGTTGTATCTTCAACAAGTGAGCCATCAACTGTGTTGTACACCTTCAGGGGAAGCGATGAAACGGTTTCTGTCAGTAGTTTAACGCAAGCGTAAACCGCTGAAACTTGAAGCGCCGAATCAACTGTGACTGACTTGGGTTTGATGACGCCTGAACTGGGTGGGGTTGTACTCTGCCCGCCGTTTTGTTGCTGGGTCGCTGAGTTTGAAAAAACCCCAGATAACCATCTTGTCCATTTTGCCATGTTATAAACCTATTGTGATGGGTTCAGAATTCAAGAACCTATCAAGCGAATTTTCAGAAACGCCTGAAGAAAGAAAGCGATTCATTGCTATTATCAAGGCAACCACACCATCAATCTTGTTGGCTTTCTGGTTCCTTGATTTTCTTGGGTATATGTTTTCGTTTCTATCTTCCTGACAAGTGACGTTTGAAAACATCCAAGTCAAGATAGGGCAACCGTCATAATGGAACCTTCCCGCCCTAATCAATGCGTCAATTTCCTTCATTGGTTCAGATAAATACCTGACAGTTTGGGGAACCTCAACCATTATAACACCCTTTTGTGTTAGTTCCGAAGTGAACTGATTGGCGTTGTAGGGATCATATCCGCATTCTCTGAGTTGATAATCTTCAGCATCTTTCATGAAGTCATCAAGGATCTGTTGGTAATCTGTGATATTGCCATCAGTCACGCTGATCTTTCCGTCATCAGCCCATGCCCGGTAAGCCGCATTTTGAGAATCCGCAACAGTATCTTCTGGCAAGTAGTGTCTTCCAAAGGCGTATATGTGAGTAAGCCCATCAATGATCTTGGGGAAGATAATCATATCTGATGCAAAGTCAGCCTTTGATGCAAGGTCAGTTCCCTTGTATGCAACTTCGCCCTTGAAGTCATCAATGCAAAGGCTAGGATCAGCGCACCTGTTCAAAGCTGCCATGTCAATCCATGCGCTTTCAGTGTTAGTCCATACGCAAAGATGCTTGGTAAGAAAGTTATTTCTTGTCTTGGTGTCCTGCCTTGCCCGCTCCGCTGCCTTCTCTATGAACTCAGGTCTGACAGATACGCCCCAGTTTGGGTTTGCTTTCTGCCATATAGCAGGATCAGTGAACAGTGAATCAAGGTCTTTTAAATCCCCCGGGTCAACTGTGTAGATCACCGTAAAAAGGTTGTCAGCCGTTGCCGCACCATCCAATACCTTAATTGCAAAGTCGCGCTTTTCAAAGCAGATGCCAGAAGTGTTAAAGCCCGCTGTTGTGATTGACCACAGAAGCGGCTGGGTTCTTGCTCCCATTGATGATTCTATAACGTCGAACAGGTCACGGGTTTTGTGCGCGTGCAGTTCATCAATCAATGCTGCGTGGGTGTTCAGCCCGTCATGGTTGCCGCCCTGTTCCCTTGATAGGGCTTTCATCACAGAACTTGTTTGAAAAACGTGGATTGAATGCGCTGATGTTTCTACTCCAAGGGTTTCTTTCAAGCCTGAACATTTGTCAACCATCCGTCTTGAATCATTCCAAACCAGTTTGGCCTGTTCCCTATCTGATGCACAACAGTAAACCTCCGCACCTTCTTCTTGATCAGCCGCTAAAAGGTAAAGGCCCGCACCTGACAGCAAGGTTGATTTGCCATTCTTGCGCCCCAGTTCTTGATACACTTCAGAGAATCGGCGCAACCCGGTTGACTTGTGAACCCATCCAAAGATGTTGCAAAGGGTGAAAGCTTGCCAAGGTTCAAGCTGAAGGTTCTTTTTCTGGCGGGCAAGTTCGCCTTTGATGTGTGGGAGTAGTTCAACAAACCTGCAAACGCGATTAGCAAGTTCAGTGTTGTATTCATACGGCCATTCTGTTGATGCCCTTGTAAGGTCGTCAAGGTATCGTTGAGCCGCTTTCTTCATGTAGATGCAAGATGGGATTGCCTCTGACAGAATGTCTTCAGCGTACAGGTGTGCCATTTCATGATGTTTCAAAATTCAGACCAAGGGTTTTTGGGCTTTTCTGTTTCCTTAGCTGGCATCTTTGCGCGTGATGCTGGGTCAAGATACAGCCGCCCCGCCAAGGCATTCATTGTTTGGATTCTTGACGTTGGAACATCACCTGCATTTTCTTTGAATTCGCCCCACAGGGTACAGTAAACCTCAAGGCTTCCAGCATCAATTGACCTGATCACGCCTATATCTTGCGCTTCCAGTTCAAGCCATTTGATCGCTGCTTCGCCTGTCATGTGTTCAGGACATTTGGGAAATCCCTTGGCAGCAGGATCCTCAGCGGCATATTGTTCATGGCGGTCTTTTCTGAAAGTCCCTTCAAGCTTGTGGAGTTCCACACTTTTCAACGAATTTGCCATTTACTTATGCCTTTTGGTTTGGTTCAGGCAAAGTATATAGAACTTTTCGGTTTTGTCCCAACTGACAGTGTGAATAAGCTTGCTGGTGTCGTATATCTGTATTGGAAGGGTTTCAGTTTACACCCCCCCATCCCCCAAAAAGAAATAATTATTTTTTTTTTTTGAAAGGCACCCCCCTCTGGCTCGCCCTGTATGCCCTCAAGCTGGCGGAACCGTCACACCGTAGCGGTTAGGTCTCCCACCACCTGATCGTTCAACCCTGAGCCACCCAAGGGCTTCAAGCTGATCAATGTGCTTGCGTATAGTTTTCTTTGACAGATTTGTTTCAAGCATGATCAATGACTTGGGAACTTCAAAATTTCCTGCGAATGCGTGTCTGATCAAGCACAAGGCCAGAAGCTTTGATGATCCTGTCAAACTTGAGTTCCACACAGCCTGATTCAGTTTATATTGTCCCATTGTATTTATCCCATTTTGATTGTATGTGTGCCTTGCCATTCTTGCGCGATTGCATGAGCATGGTTGGGCCTGTCTCATTGAACACAGGATAAGGCAAGCCCTGCTTCATAGCTTCAATCTGTCGCCGCTGTATCTCATCGCAGATGATTCCAATGTTCCTGTTGTGGTTGGATAGTCTCAACCGTTTGGCATATGGTGAAGCGGTTGCAAACTTAGCTTCAATGCCTTCAACATAATCAATCAGGTGTTGCGTGTTATGCACCGCCATTGCCTTCTTTGTTGCTTTCATAATGCGCCTTTAAGTTCTTGAAGAAGGTCATCAGCGCTGCCATGAAAGCCATTGGCTGAACAGAATCCAAGATATACCTTTGCTAATGATTCTAAATCATTGTCTGTGTCGCAAGCTATTTCCCACAAAGCTATGTATCTTTCAAGAAAGGTTATGTTGTCATGATTGCCCAGGCGCTCAAACATTGAAAGAACTTCTTCAATTGTTTCAGATTCAAAGCCTATGCCTTTATCAATTGGTTCAAAGTCATCATTCACTTGGATCACTTGAAAGCGCTTCCATGATGGGCATTCTCTTTGCTCCGCATCTTTATGGTCACAAAAGATTTGAAATTTGCCTGATAGGTATGACGGACAAACGTCATAGCGATAAGTGATATCTTCCCAATCATTGGGGATTGTTAGATCTTCAAGACCGTAATAAATTGATTCCATTGGGTTGCTTCCTGTGCTGTACGTCATTGACGTATTGATTGATGCGTTTAGGCTTGTATGTCGCCTCAACATGGTGGGGCTTTCGCCCCGATTGATTAATAGATTCCTCGATCCCGATTGTAAGCATCTTCTTGTTCTGCTTCTCTCAAACCATAACCGCAACCATTTTCGTACCATTGTTCAAGCTCTCGCTCTTGACGTAATTCGCCTTCAGCCATCGCATCTTCAATTTCTTCTTCAGTTCGATTCATATATTCATATTTATTCATTTGTATTCCTTTTTTTAAGTGATTGTTGGGTTGAGGGGTCATAATGTACCCCATTAAATAAAATGTAAAGGGAATCTATAGAATAAAAAGGAATAACAGAAGGGTTTTGTTACACGATATAGTCAGGCTTTGCTTTAAGCCCTCTGGCTTGCTTGGCTTCTTCAGCGGTCTTGATGTCGTGGCATGGCTTGCAGATTGCCTGTAAGTTTGCCAAATCAAAGAAATCGAATTGTTGCTTGTGCTGTGGGGTAATGTGATCAACTATGTTAGCGGAGCTTATAACGCCTCTGGTGGTGCAAACTTGGCAAAGGTGTCCATCCCTTGCCAGTGCTGCCGCCCTTGTGCGCTTCCACCGGGTTGAACCGTATTGGTTGCGCGTCTGGGTTGTTGAACTGTGCCACACCTTCTGGGGCTTGTGCTGGGTGCATCCTGCAACACCGCAGCGTTTACAAGCCCTAGGTGGTGACAATGGCATTGCTAGGCATAACCGCGACGAACTAATCGTTTGGAAGAACCAAAAGGATTTTTCTGGCTTGAAATTAGCATACTTATTTCTGCCACAGCTTCAAAGCCCGCATTATAAGCAATTGTTTTTTGACCGTTTCCGTCATTTGTATCTTGATATATTGCCCAGCATACAGGAGCCGTGAGAACTGTTGGCTTGTCAACATATATTTCAGTTCCGACACTAACAATAAATGTTTCTGGGTCCCTATCCAAACTGCCCATCAACAACAATATATTGTTTTCGTAGTTGTTAGAGTATGAAACATTTTGACCGTTCCTGCCAAGCCTGTCATTTGATGTTGAAAAGCTTTCAAGATAGCCAGTTGTGCATACTACCCCAGCGAGGCATGATATTGTTGTGGATGCACTAAGCGTCCCTTCAATTGTGCCGGTTACTGCGCCGATGCTTGATGTATCAAAAACAGCGGCAACTGTAGATCTCACGTCTGTGTCAGAACCAGAAACATCAATTTGATGGAGCTTTACGGCACCTACACCATTAAAAGTGACATCTGTCCATACAATACTGCTTTCACTTGTTCCAGCTGCAAGTGTAACCACAAAGGTATTACAGTTCGCAGGAATTGACACGCTAGAAAACAATCTAGTGTCACCGCTATTAGCTGTTGGATTATACGTTTCTGAATCTGCCGTTATTACTGTTGGTTGTGCCATTAGTATTGACCTCTAATATTTAATTTTTTAATATTTGGTTTTTTCATAATCTGTTTTTGCCTTGTAATAATCCAATAATTTTTGCTTGATTAGCTTTTATTTCTTCGCGCTGTTGGGCTGCATTCTCAGCGTCACGCTTCAAAAGCGCAACATCAATTGTCAGTGTGTGAACGCTTTGTTGCATTTCATTGTTCGCAACCTTGGCTTCTTCAATGCTTTTCTTGTTGTTTTCAACCTGCCCTTCAACTGTGTTAAATGCTGTCAAAGCCACAACAAAGGTTAAAATGATAGTGATGACGTTGGCAATTGAAAATTGTGGGTTCACTGAAGCCATGGAGGATCCTATTTATTAAGCTGTTCAAGTTGTACAAACAATTCATTTGTTTCAATTTTAATTAAATCAAGCTCACTGAAGTGTGAACCCAAGCGTGTTTTCTTGATCAAATCAATGATCACTGGTTCTGCAATATCTGTTTTTGATATGATTTCTATTGCTTCGCAAACCTTCATTTTATTTGCCATTGAACTTAAACGCCCACCTGATGCCAAGGCTGGCCGCAATCGCGCCCATAAATGCCATTTGATACCATTCAGGGGTGTTGGATATATAAGAAAAACCTGTTGCAATGTAATCTTGGAGCCCGGGGACAAATGAAGCAATGAAAGGAAGTGTGATAATCAGAAGGGCGAATTCATCTTTCCAACTGTATTGCGTTTGATGCAATGCAGCAAGGTCATAATCTTTTTCTGTTTCTGCGCTGTTGCTGATCATCTTGATCTGCGCCTCAACCTTGGCTTGTTCAATCTTGAATGATTGATCAGCTTTGATTGTTCTGTTCTTTAAGAACTGGGTGCCAAGATCAGACACAGCTTTGATTGCAAGATTCCACATTTTAAAATTCTCAGATTGTGTTTCTAGTTGCAGCTAAGAATGGCCGCTGTGAATAAACTTGCAATTCCGCTTTATATCGTGCGCGGGCTGCGTCCCTAATATCATCAAAAAAACCAAGATGCTTGCGGTTGCCGTTGGGCAAAATAATAAAAGCCGCATATTCATTGGTTGACTGTAAATATATTACACCGTTGATCTTCATCCATTGGCCCTGTAAAGCTTGGGGCGGCAATCAATATGGATGAAATCTTTATACTTAATGCAGCTTATGCCGGGCAAGTTATGCACGACAAAATCAAACAAATCTTCAGGTTCATCTGTGGGTAAATCTAAAGCAAAGCCAACCATCTTGCCATCGTGGAACCTTGGCAGATGATAGCTTGCCGCTGCGCCGCCAACCTTCTTGTTGTGATCTGGGCATCTGCATCCTGAGCTGATGCCTTGCGGTTTGCCCGTATATGATCGGATCGTATCGGCTGCGCTGAGAGTCGCAGGGTGAACTTCAGTAAATCCACAACCGCAGCGGCAAGCGTATTCGCTTGGTTTAAAAAACTTACTCATCTGTGTATTCAATCAGTGTGTTAGCATAGTAAGCTTGGGCCATTGCCAAAGCGCCTACAACTTCAATATCAGTCACAAAGCCATCGAATTCTGAACAAGTAGTGAACAATTCTTCCAGCAAGTTTTGCGCTGTTTTTGGAACTAGTTCTACGACATTCATAATTTTTCACCCTTTTGGCTGTGTCTTTCAATTATACGTTATTGAAGCGATTGATCCCAATGTGATCAGAAAACAAGATTTTTCAATTCTTTTCTTGTGTAATCAATAAACGTGAACTATATTCGAATTCATTCAACTGACAGGAACAGGGCAACATGGAAAAAAAAGTAATCACTGGTTGTTTCTCAATGATCCCCTTGGAAATCTGGGCCGATCAATCTTTGACCTTGCGTGAACTTAAAGTGCTTGGTGTTTTGATTGCCTTTGCAAACCCATCAAACGGTTATAAGGCTTGGCCATCTGCCACACAACTGTGTTTATATACAGGTATCAAGGGGACACAAAACATTTCAACCATTACAGGCTTGTTAATGGAAAAAAAATACATTGTTAAAAGTGCTGGCCAGATTGGAACACGTTGCCAGTATGAGCTGGCGAATAAGGCAAGGATCAACACGCAAAATGAAGATCTCCCACACGAGAGTTTACCCCTCTCTCACACGAGAGGTGAACCCTCTCTCACACGAGATCCTAATAATACTAATAATAATACTAATAATAAGATCAAATATAAGCTGTTGATCAAAGACATTGCCAAGGCTTGGAACTTTCACTTTGAATCAACCCCAGTGCCCAAGGTTGACGTTGAAAGAGTGTTAAGAGGCAAAAGAGGTGCAAGCCTATCGGCAAGGATAAATGAAGATAAAGCGTTGAATGATCGCCTAGTTTGGGAAGCAATGATAATCCACCTGAGAGAGAATGAATTCTATCTTGGCAAAAATGATCGCGGCTGGAAGGTCACTTTTGACTATATATGCAATCAGAACAAGCTGGATAAACTGCTTGATCATGTACAACAAACAACATAATACAGGGGAACAAAATGTGGGTACTACCAAAGAACTTCCAACTGTCATCAGCTTTTGCAGCGGATATGGTGGAATCGAAAGGGGACTTGATATTGCTGGAATCAAGCATCGAGTCATCGCTTATGTGGAAATCGAAGCCTTCGCCATTGCGAATTTGGTTGAGAAAATGGAATCAGGTAAGTTGGATCCCGCCCCTATTTGGACGGATCTTAAAACCTTCCCATCAGAAATCTTTTCAGGAAAAGTTGACCTTATCACTGGCGGATACCCTTGCCAACCCTTTTCCCAGGCTGGAAAAAGAAAAGGCGCTGAAGATGAACGGCACCTTTGGCCATATATCAGAAAACATATCCAAGCCATCAAGCCAAACAGATGCTTTTTTGAAAACGTCGAAGGCCACATTTCGCTTGGACTCTCCACAGTCATCAGTGATTTGGCAGAAGATGGTTTTAGAACAGCGTGGGGCATATTCTCAGCGCGTGAAGTTGGCGCACCACACCAAAGAAAGCGGGTCTTTATCATGGCCAACACCAACAGTCAGCGACATCAAAGGCCCCCGGGGAGCAGAAGCACAAAGGAAAAAGGGCAACCCATCAGACAGTTTGCCAAACATAATGAAGAACTTGTACCCGGATTCCCATCCAGACCAGACCAACAGCAGTACCATTGGGAGCGGCCAAGAACACAGCCCCGATTGGGTCGAACAGTTGATGGGTATTCCAACAGGTCTGACAGACTTCAATTGCTTGGAAATGGAGTAGTTCCACAAACAGCCGCTAAAGCTTGGCTAACATTGACAGAACAGGTTTGAGTAATGCACAGAAAGAAAATCACACCAGTAAAAGAAAAGCACAAAGACCAATACGAAAAGCTTTACCTTGAATCACAGCAAAATTTTATGACTGTTCAAGGCTTTATGGATTGGTATGGAATCAACAGAACCATAGCCCGAAAGATTCTCAGCATTGGTGCGGCTGTTCACAAAGAAAGAACAGGCAATGAAGTTGATGCAGTTGATAAAATATATTTATCAAAGGATCAGTTCTAAAGAATGAAGCTCACAGACTTGCACAGGGAGAAGATAAATAATGACAATGCCAGATGAACGGAGAAATGCCGTAAACAGTACAAGGCTGTTTCTGATTGCCTTATTAGATCCAAAGAAAACACCGAGAGTTTCAAGCGCAATAAGAAAAGAAGCTGCTCGATGTCTTAGACATTATCCGGGAGAATACTACATGATAAAAGCCTCAGAACAAGCGCCTGAACTATTTGGTGATTGGGATGCATCCTCAAAGAAAGAGATAAAATATGATTATTGACCTTTGTGTTTTAAAGTCAGCAACCCAAAACTTTTATATTGTGTCAGGCTTTGGCGTGACTGCCAGTGACTTCAGCAACAGAATTCACTCTGACATATTCATTGCCATTGAAGCCATAGTTGAACGCCGTGGGCATTGTGATATTGCCACCATTGTTGATGAACTAATACGCCAAGGGTCAAGGGCCAGCTTTGCTGATGTGCGTGATGTGTATGAGTCTGAATTTAGCGTTGGTCTGATTAAGGATTATTGCAAGGCTCTGATGCGAGAGAATAAGAAAACCCAATTGCTGACAGTATCAAATCAGTTGGTTGAAATTGCATTGAATGAAAAGCTGACTATTGAACAAGCCGCTGATCAGGCTGAAAAAGCCATCACTGGGTTCACTGTTGGGGCATCCAAATCTGTTGAAAACATGACTGACTTTCTACAGGATTCAGTGAACCAGATTCTTCACAGGATAGAAAACCAAGGCATTCAAGGGATTCAAACTGGCTTCACTGACTTTGACAATATGCTTGGTGGGTTGAACCCGGGGAACTTGATCGTTATAGCTGCCCGCCCTGCAATGGGCAAAACAGCCTTGGCTTTGAATATAGCAATAAGGGCAAGTCATGCAGGTTCACGCTGCTTATTCATGAGCTTAGAAATGACAAAAAGCGAAGTGTTTGACAGATACACTTCAATTAAAGCTGGCATCAATCACACTCACTTGAGAAACGGCAACTTGAATGGTGATGATTTGGACAAGCTCAATGCTATGTGTTCTAATCTCAAAAAATTGGCAAGCCCTATCTTGGTTGATGACACAGCAGGGCAATCAATAAACGAAATAAAGTCTAAGGTCAGGGCCGCCCACAGGAAACAAAGCCTTGATCTTGTTGTCATTGATTATCTTGGATTGATTAAAGATCGTAGTGCAAGATCGAAGAATGAAGAAATGGGCAACATCACAGCAGCATTGAAAGCCCTAGCCAAAGACATCAATTGCCCTGTTGTTTTGCTTTGCCAGCTGAATAGGGATTGTGAAAGGCGTGATGATAAACGCCCATTGATTGCTGATCTGCGCGACAGTGGGAGCATTGAACAAGATGCTGACAGTGTAACATTCATTTACCGTGATGAAGTGTATGAACAGCACAGCGCCCGCGCTGGAATCACTGAGTTGATAGTAAGAAAAAACAGGCATGGCAGAACTGGAACCGCATTCTTGAAAGACAATCTAGCATTGCAAAGGTTCAGCAATTACGTTGGTGAAGTACCAGAACAAGAAATCATCAAAACATACGCGAAGAAATCCGCATTTAATTAAGGAAATATCATGGCCAAGAAACAAAGCATCACCGTTGAACACCTGATAGGCAATGAAGTTGCTGATCGTTTGACTTGTTACAGTACAGGATTTTTGAGACATTCATTAATTGTCAATGAAGATGAAAGCCTTGAAGATCAGGTTCAAGCAATTGCCGAAAGCTTTTGTGACATGGTTAAACTGAAGGCACCAAAACAAATGTGGCTTGTTGAAGTTGGCGTTTGGAACT